AGAAAACACCCGATGTACCCTGCCGTGTCCACAATGGTGTCATGTGACCATCTGCCCGCTTCCAATGCTGTCCTAAGACGCGACAACTTCACACTCACCATAAACAAGATGGCTTGCTCAACAGTTAAAGACACACCTGTCAGCCCCTCAAAAATATCTCGGGTCTGCGTATAATCCTCCAACGGGTGAGCGTACTCATCATGTCTGGCACCTGTAATCAAATCGTATGCTTCGGTTAGTACCTCTGCACCATCAGTTGAATTCTCCACGAAACGGATTCCTCATTTCTATAATCGAAAAACTGTTTGCTTCTATTGCTTCCTTCATCTCTTTAGATTCATAGCATCGCATGATATGGATGCAAGGGTCTGAACCTTCCTCAAAATCCACTTCCTCAGTGAGAGACATCGGGATACCGTCATGTGTATGGCATACAGGCGGAGAAACAAACCCCGCCCGCATACCAATCTCTAACCACTGCTCAAAATCAAGCATCATAATATCCATTAGAATGAATCATTCCCAAGAAACGGCACCGCACCAAACTTTTCTGTAACCATCGCAAGGTTGCGTTCAGTCTTGTCAGCGAACACAGCGTTGAATCGCATCGTCAAACCGATTTCGTCTGCGAGGATTTTGGTTGTCCACACTTTGTTGCCATCTTTCTCATACGAAGAGATGTCTAGTTTCCCTACCACAATTACACGGGAACCCTTCTCAATAGAAGTAGCGGCTGTTTCTGCCATGTCACCAAACACGGTGACGTTATGCCATGTTGTTTGCTTCTTGTCATCTTTGCCTGATGTTGTGGCAACAGTGAAGTTGCCGATTGCTTTACCGTTCGCACCGTATTTCAGTTCGATTGGTTTACCGCAGTTCCCTACGATGGTGATGTTATTCATTTACCTACCTTCTCTTTCATTGGTTGTCTGTTGGATGATATTCTGTTGTCTTCTGCACTAATACACACGTGTGTTGGGGGTTCAGATACACGGACATAGGTGTTTAAGGTCATGCCACAACGGTCACAAAACCATCGCTGTGCTGTACGTCCCTTCATGTTTCAACTATATCAGGGGGCTGGTATCGCCCAAGGATTCCAACCCCACCCGTACCTGTCCATCCCATACTGATGGATGGCAAGCCCTGCCGTAAGGCAGACTGTTGGGTTGAATAGGTCGGCGGGTCGTTGAAGGATGTCTTTTTCGCGTAGCCATTTTGTCCAACTGCCGTTGACCTGAACCAAACAACGGCTTCCTCCGAACGGGTCTTGTCTGTTCCATGCTTTGTTATCCCCTCTGCTTTCTCTGTCAATAACGAAATCTAATATCAGTAAATCTTTTTCAGCCCAACCAACCTGCCGAGCCAACCCCCACCACTTACCTTGTAAAGCGGTAGATGGAACTGTAATTGGTGGTAGTGCTTCCCTTATGTTGCGAATGTTTATTGTCGATGATGGTGTCCCTTCGGCAGATGGTGCTTCGGCTACTGCTACCGTTGCCCCTAAAGCAATCAAACTTATAAAACTTGCGATGATACGTTTCAACAATTTATTCTCCTAATCGTAGGCGGATAGTGACATCAACTCCTTCACTTGCTCTGGGTATATAAGTATGCCTTTCGCTGGGTTGTCGGATGTTTGCGCTGCGATGCGCTCGGGCAGATGTTGTATGTTCGCCTTGATGTAACGGCGTAACCTGCTGGTTTCTATTATAACAAACGCTGATGGCGAAAACAAATACACCCACCACCGTGCTTTGGTCACAGCGATACCTGACGGTTTCCATCCACTGTTGTGCGGGTTCTGTTCAAACTCAACAAAGATACGACCATTACGATACCTGTCATACTTCACTTCGAACGAACCGTTACTTAAGTCAGCAAGAAATGTTTTAACAATCTCTTCGCCTTCATGCCCGAACGCTAAATCTTTTGTGAAGTCATGCGGGTTGATGTCATGTGATGGAACATATCCTTCGGTGCGTTCAATCATTCGATGTCGCCAACGGTGCGTTCAACGATAGGTTTCTGTGATTCATACCCACGGTTGATGTATGCGTCCATTGCTTCACGTTCACGCGGTGTTGCACCCATCCAATCAACTGGACGTTTGATACCGTAGATGCGTTCCATTAAACATTCGTATAGTTCACGAGTGATGTCATCCATTACTGTTCATCCTCCACCCACGGTTCTATTTCATCTTCGGGTACATCGGTGGCAATCATAAAGGTATGCCCGTAACGCACATCATATTTGTTGCCTTGAGTACCAACGCTGACAGACTCGATGGTGCCTGACTCATCATCGATAATTACTTTGTCACCAACATTAAACAGTGTCATAGTTTGAGCCTTTCATCAACATCAATTACAAATTCTGGATACAACCGTTCGTACCTACTGAATCCACCAATTGCATATTCTCTTGTGCGCCACTCATCAGAGTAAAGCGCGTTGCCCAAATAATCTGCCAACTCATGCAAGAGTGCTGTAGTATCTTCCAACTCACGCAAGAGGGCTGTTCGTTTATTAAACAATCCCATTAGTATCCTGCTTTCTTTAATAGTTTTAATAATTCATCCAACCTTAAGACCGCATACTGGTCAGCAGGATTACCGTAACTGCGACGCTTCGCAACCACAATCCCAATCTCAGCACCAGCATTGATACGTTCAACCTCAGCCTCATGTAACCAGCCCGAAAAGTTCAATGTCTTATGGTTTTTACATTCCCAAACTAAACGTGGGTCAGTACCTGTGATGTCGCCCTTATCTAAAGCACCATTCAACGAACGGCGCTCAACAAACGGGTACATGTCTTTCAGATAGTTCACTATAAACGTTTCGAAGTTCGTGCCTTTAGCACGTTCCTTAGACACGGGACATTTCCTCCGCTAACAACTGTCGAAACAAAAGACTACGTGACACTCCACGCTTCTCCGAAAGTTTCGCAATATGTTCCATCTGAATACTGGTCAACCGCAACGACACCATCTTTGTAGAACGATAGATGCCTGCAGGGTCAACGGTTCGTGTCGCCGCCATTATGCGCCTTCCTTAAATGATTTCAAATCGTTGAACGCTGAACGCAACAACGGAAGATGACTGCTCAATATGATTGCACCTTTGCCCCAGTTCACTTTGGCATTAGCGGCAACAGTTTCAGGTGTGAACCCTGCCTTCTCACAAGCAGAAATGAACTGTTCAATCTGTTCTTGAGATAGTGGTGCGTCACCAGCAGGTTCTGCTTTAACTGCTTTGGGGGCTGGTGCAGGTTTAGCGTTGTCATCCCATTCTTGTTTAGTCCACAACGATAGGCAGATACCGAAACGCATTGCGGCGTTACGAAGGAAGTCACCGACAAGTTCTTTGTCTAGTTCTTGTTTGTCTGCACGCACCGAACCAACACCTAGACGGGCTTGTCCGAGGATTGTGAGTTCACCCCACATGGTTGCGATGCCGTTCTCAACATGGATTGATGGTCGACCGTTATCCCATGCGATAGGAACCCAACGCCATGTTGGGTCAATCTCTAACAGGATTCGGGTGATGTCTGCGTGTCCCACAAAATCGAGTGACGTTCCACCTTTGGGTAGTTTGCCAACAATCTTTGGGTCTGGCACACCGTATGCGCCAAGGATTTCTTCTAGTTTCATTATCTTTCCCCTTTCAAGAGAAGTGTTCTGTTGGTTACTTGCTTACTATATTTTTCTGTAAGAGCAGGCTCATTCATCTTCAACGATTTAATGTCCAATGAAGCCCACGACTTGCCCTTCCATGTTGCAATGATTGTTCCATCGACAGTAGCAACCTCGTTCGGTCCAATCAAATCGCACAGTTCTGCTTTCAACCTGTCCTCGATTTCACCGTACGCTTTAAGTTCCGATTTCACATGCTTCAGTTGTGCAACCAACTCCTTAGCCGTATGCGGAAGTTCAATAGACGTAGGTGCAGGCTTCTGGTAACGAGCGGTAATAGTTTCATAAGACCAATGGACTCCTTCAGGGGTCATACCCAAATCAATTGCGGTCAACCATTTGGCAACCTTCTCACAGTGTTCTTCAATCTCACCATCACTGATGATTTGCTCATGGATATACAACACCATTGTTGAGTCAAACACAGCCCACGTAATCTGTCTTACGTCAGAACAGATGGCTTGCTGGATACCTTGGATGCGCCAGTAGTCAGGTAGTTCACCCTGCCATTCACGGTTCATCGTTTTAATTTCCAACACCTTACGTTCGGTATCAGATTCAAAGAACCCATCCAAAGTAGAAATCATCCTTGCACCGTCATCTGTTTCGGCAACAAACATTTCTTCAGGGGTGATGTAATCGATACCTGTTTTGTCTCTAGCCCATTCCAACACGAACGGTTCCAAACGGTTGCCGCGTTCCATTGCAGGGTTCGGAGGGATAGGTGCAGGGGGAATATCACCTAACAGTTCCGCAGCATATTTGTCTGCTGGCACAAACGGATGTAGCCCGTAGATTGCGGCTACTGCTGACGCTGATACTCGTTTACGTTTCTGATTATCCCAGAAGCGTATGTCTAACCAGTCTTGCTCGCCGTGGGTTGGTTTTGTTACACGATGACGTGTGATTTGCATGTGTTCCCTTTCATAGTGGTTCCTTCATGTATCACCATACACGGGTGTGATACCTATGTCAAGGACTATCCCAAGATTTTTATTGAACGCACCATCCCAGCAGGAATATGGATTGCGTGAATACCCTCGCCCTTACATAACGTCTGCCACAAATTCACGTGGTCTTTCTTTGAACCTGCATCACCAACAGCAACCATGAAACCTAAACTTGCAACAATACATTCACCGTCATCTTCGTACTCGTCCATGTCGAGCCAGCCACCATCGGAAAGATGTGTGTCAGCCCAGTGGACTAACACCATTGGTGGTTCAGTCTTCGTAAGTGGGTTCGGTGTCATGTTCCCCTCGTTCTTTACAAATCGCACAGTACTTGCCTTCGGCATACAACCAACTGATGTTGCAGTCGGGGCAGGTCAGCCAGTCTTGTTGGGACATGGGTTTAGTCTAGTGAACTTCCAGCCATCTGGAGGGTTTTAGCGTCCTCAACTATGAGACGGTCTAACGCTCTGAGTGCGGTAAAGAATTCGTCTTCTTCAGGGCGGGAAACCCTTGCTGTTACAAGGAATTTGCGGATTGTGTATAACGTTTCGCGTGTCATGGGACCAGCAAATATAGCCGAACTTGCAACTGTTATTCGGTTACTTTTTGTGGTTTTCTAGATGCTCCGAAAGTTTGTCATTGACCTTATCTATTTTGTCTTCGGTACGGTAAATCGTTTTGTGCATGCCCCTCAAAATCCCTTGAACTACAGCGTGGTCGGCACGGTTTTCTTTAGCGAACCTAGCAACAAGAACTGTTAGCAGACCGAAAGTACCAGCAACAGCAGCAGCGAGAACACTAGCCCAACCAGCATCCATGTCATACGGCTTTCGCAGCAATGAAGGCTGCAACCGCAGGTGGAACTTGGTTTCCTTGGGTGTAGCGAATGTGCCACGGCTCGCTTTGAACTTCATGTGAGAAGCCGAATAGATGTTCATTGGCTAACATCCAAGCAAGTCTAGGTCCTGATGCTGTAGCCACATCAACGGCAATCCCGAGGTTATGCTGCGATTTGCCTGGTGTTGCCAAACATGCCATACCTTTTTTCAGATACCATTTCTTGCCTTCGAAGGTGCGTGTGTCAGGGTTGCCTGTTGGTTCCAGTTGGTACCGTTGAAAGAACGCTTTGGTTTGGGATTCGAGTGTGCGATATGTGTCGCCTGCTGAAGTCGGTGTCAGTTTGATACCAGCCTTAGATGCGGCATCAACCATTGCTTCCCATGCGTCAGCAGCACAATGATGCAACGTGCCACCAACAGTTTTGCGTAACTGGTCAGCAGTAAGTTTGCCTGCAACCGCAGTCTTTAGATGGTCGCAAAGTTTTACGGGTACAACAGGGTACGCCACAGGTTTACTTTTCGGCTTTTGCGCCGAACGCACTGTTGATTTCTTCCATAGTGAGTTTGCCATCAAGCGAAGCCTGAGCAAGTTTCTGCACTACGGTTGCACATGCAGCGAAACCAGCAAGCACAGCCGACTTCCAAATTTCCAACTCGGGGGCAATAACGGCACTGCCGCCTACGATTGCCAACGCTGAGGACAGGAACACTGCCACGATACGACCTGCGATGTCTTGTGCTTTCTTCATTCTGATTCCTTTGTGCTGAGAGTTAATGCTGCGTGTAAAACCAATGATACACCAACCACCCATATAGCCTGTCTTAAGGTTGGACCTGACAGGGTGATGAGGACTAGACCTGTGCCTGCGTATGTCCAGGCGTTGTCTTTGATGAGGTTGGAGAGGCGTTTCATTTCTGTCTTATCTTACTACCTGCTGCTGTGAGGGTTGCCCCCGCTGCGATGGCGATAAGAGTTCGTCGTTCACCTACAGGGATGTTGGAACCTGTTGGCACATAGTCGTCAAATCCTCCGAAGATGTCTATGGTTGATTCAAACGCTTCTTGAACAGCCAAAGGCGCACTCTGGATTGCTTCTGTGAGTTCGGCTATTTGGGTGTCGTCTAGTTGTGTTACTTCGATGGTTTCAAAGATTTCTGTGGCTTGTTCTTCGGTGATGACAGCCAACACATCAGGGTTGGTGGCGAGTTCTTCGGCTTGGTCGGCTGTTACTTCGGTGGCGAGGAGTTGCTCGATGAGGGCTACGGCTTCTTCTTCGTTGAGTTCACCGAGTGCTTCTATGGCTGTATCGAATTGTTCTTCGGTGAGTGGTTCGCCACTGTCCACAGCGTCTAGGAGGGCTTCTACTAGTTCGGCTGGTATTTCCTCGGTTATGTCTATTGGGAGTGTTACAGGCGTTTCTGGTGCGTCTGGCAGGGTGTCTGGTGGCAGGGTGTCAGGCACCGTGGTGTCAGGAACCGTCGTATCGGGGACGGTGGTGTCAGGTACGGTTGTGACTACAACTGGTGGGATTGTGTCCACAACTTCGGGAACCGTTGTCGTTTCCGCCACTGTTGTTAAAGGTTCAGGAACCGTTGTTGTTGACGCTTCTACCACTGTTGTTGTTGTCGGCTCTGGCACTGTCGTGTCTGGTGGCAATGTGGTCGTTGTTTGAAGTATCGTAGTAGTCGATTCTTCTTCCACAAGCACAGTCGTAGAGGGTGCAATAGTAGAAGTGGTCGTCGTTGTACTCGTGGATGTTGTTGTGGTGTCCCATAAAGAAAGATTAGCAATAGACAGATGACCAGGTTGGCAACAGGTATCTATCGAGTATTGACGGAACGTAAAAATGTCGCCTTCGACCACAGGCACAGACAGAGTTCCTGACGAAGTGTTGACTTGTGTAATCAACGTGTACACCCCATTGACACCGTACTGTGGCGGGTCATACACCCAACCATCATTGGTTTGATACGACCAATCAAAGTCAACTGTGTTTACATCAGCAGGCACAACCGTTTCAATTTGCACCCAATGCGCCCCACCACTACAACCGTTATAGTCGGGACCATGCAAAGTGATAATGTTGTCAACTACTTCTATTGACCCACCACAATCTTGGGACTGGCTGTATGTCCAGTTGCCGAGAACATCGGCTTTAGCGGCTGGTGGGAATAAAGCGAATACTGCGAGAGGCGCAAATATCAGCCAACGAGAAGTGCGCACACCAAATTACGCAAACGCAATAAAGTTAACTCTAACCGTTGCGTTTGCTGCGGACCCGACTCCCTCAAAGTTTACTTGGCTAGAAGACGTGGAGATAACAGCAAAATGACCAGCGGCAGCAGTCAAGTCTCCGTTGGTCAGGACCACGGTACTAGGGGTGCTTCCAACGCCATGATTAAACGTTCCCTGACTAGAACCATTTAGGGTAACAAGCGTAGAACCTTTGGAAAGACCAGTTAGGTTGGTTGCGTTAGTGGCGTTAGTAGCGTTGGTGGCGTTGGTGGCGTTGGTGGCGTTAGTGGCAGTTGTTGCTGTAGCAGCATTGCCAGTGCATGAACCAGAACTGCCAGTTGTGTTTTGATTCAGAGTAGGAAATGTACAGTTGGTCAATGTTCCACTAGAGGGTGTACCTAATGCGCCACCAGAAACTAAGTTGCCAGATGCAGTACCCGTAACATCACCTGTCACGTTGCCAGTCACGTTGCCAGTCAAAGCACCAACAAAAGTTGTAGCAGTAACAGTTCCCGTAGTAGCCAACTTAGACAATGCAATCGCAGCACTTGTGCTTACGTCTGCGTTCACAATACTGGTTGCAAGATTTAATTTAGAGTAAGCAATCGCAGCAGCAGAGTTAATATCTCCGTTCACAATCGTGTCGTCAAGAATTTTGGCTGAAGTCACAGCACCAGTAGCAATACCGTCAGCAGTAACCTGACCCCATTCAGGGGCTGTAGCACCAGAGTTTACTTTCAACACTTGAGCAGCCGTACCAACAACAAGTTCAGTAAAAGTACCTGGCGTTCCCGAACCCTGATACACAACAGACCCAGCGTTAGCGTATTTAGATACCAACTCGTTAGACTGATTTGCTTCTAACGCCGTAAACACAGGATAAATAACAGCACCCTGTAAATGTTCACGGTCAGTAGTGCCATCAGCACCACGACCATTAACAGATGAACCCCATGTAGAAGTAGCAGCAGGGTCGACAACAGTAAGAGTATCGGTGGTGGCGTATTTAACACAAATCTTTTCTTCCTTAGCAGTACCAGGGTCAACCACAACAAAGAAAGGTTCAGCATCGGTAGAGAAACCAGACATTGGAGCAGTCAGTGTGATGGTGGTTGCGTTTGCGTTAAGGGTTACCTTAAGCGTGTTGGATACAGGCGCACCTCGATATGACCTTCTGCTTTTACCATTAACTGCCATAAAACTCCTAGTTTTCGACTGACCGCAAGGTTACTACAAGCGTACCCTCGAATGCCCAACTGTTACCCGTAGAATCTACAGGCTCCCAGACAATATCTTCAACAATAACATTATGCGTGAAAGAACCTATCTGTAGGGTAATAATCCGAGGGGATGCAATCAACCCATCAAAAAAGGTTTGCTCCTCGTCGACATCAAAATAGTATTCCTTCCCTCTTACCGTTACCGACTTATGCAAGATAATAGGGACAGAGAAAACTTGCGAACGGAACGGTGCAGCGTAGGCTCTAGCCATCCAACGAGTAAAGGTTGGTCCTGTTGTGGCAGTGCTTCTTTCTAACACAAACTTAAAGCCTGCTTCAATTGCTTTAGAGTCTGACCCGTCAAACGAGTTTTCGGTATCGTTAGCCTCAGCCCATGTGCCTGCTGCTTCGTATGCGCCATCATCAATTTTCAAGTATGAAGTGATAGACCCAACCAAAGGGGTAGAACGTGTGTCTATTTTGGCGATGAACTTGCGGTCTGGAATTCCCCAACGCCATGTCCCTGTTTCTATTTCTCCTGAAGCAACAAGGTTGTCGGAGTCTTCAACGATGATACCAACCCCGCTCAATGCAAACATACGTTTTGTGGCGAACGGTGTTACTGGGTCGTCAAACACAACAACACTGTTGACAGCGGCGGTAGAGGTATGCATAAGGTCCGTAGCAAACGCTGGGGTATTAGGTGCGATAAACACGGACAGGTCTAACGCTCCTAAGCCACTCGATGTCCCGTCATAGTTTGTCCATGTAAAATATGCAAACCTGTCATTTGACGCAAACTTTTGTACTGCACCTGATGTCGGAATTAGTTGTCCTGCTATAAGACTTGCATTGGCATCTGTTGAACAGTAACGGACACCCCTGTTCGTACCAACAAGAATTGACCCAAGGTACCCACTGATTGCTGTCACCACTTCACCTGTTGGCAGTTCAAGAGCAACCACACCCGTATCCAAAGTACCGTCTGCTTTAATAGTGATTTTGTAAATAAGGGATTTCTTCCCTGAGAACCCTGCTGCGTACACAGCGTTTTGTCCTGTGGCTACACCAACAAAACGGAACTCCGTATCGTCAGGTTGAATAACGTGTGATTTAGTACCAGTATCACTAATCAAATGAAGGTCGTGGTCGTGCGCTCCAAACATATAGTTCTTAGCAAACCCAAGCATGTAATAAGAATCAGAACTGCTACTAGAAAATCTAGTATTTGAAATAAGAGCGGGGTCAACAGAAGGGATTACTTGTCTTATGCCATCAGCAGGGTAAGCCAAATAAACTTTATTGCCGTCGGTAGCCATAGCAGCAACCGTTCCTGTAGGTGCTGCGGTACCACCAGCAGTGTCAACAACAGCAGTCCATGTAGGACTAGCCGCATATGGATTGGTAGTGAATTTGACGTCGCCATCCAACGCAACATAAACACGGGTTCCACAAACAACCATGTGCTGTGTAGTAGAAGCATTAGACAACGAAACTTTAGTTGCGTTATGCAAACTCAACTGCCCCTTAACCCAAGGGTTCACACCTTTAGATTTGTAAAACCTAAACGGCGCAGAATCATTCATGTCTGCATAGGTTTGCCCCGCACCACTATGCCAAGAATCCTGACCGCGCCTCCACAAACCACCAGGGTTAATAGCACCCTCACCAGGGCTAGTGGAATCATCCGTAGAATCACGAACACGTTGTTCGTAACCTCGTTGAAACTTCCCTGATTTTTGGTCAACCATGAACGGGCGACCATCAATAGCAACAGGAAAAACATTAGGAACAAGTGAAGATACTGCCGTACCTGAATAGAAAGGAGGTGTCCCAAAATACGGTAAGGTAAATGTTGTTACCGACACCGTTTAATCCTTCGATAGAAAAGTTGGGTACGCCCTCGAAAGTCTTGCTGCTTCAGCCTGAATACGGTCACGACGCAAACGTTGCAACTGACTAAAACTGTTTCCAACAGCCCCAGAAGAAACTTCCTCTGCTCTACGGGTGTCACCTTGGGATTCAGTGAAGTTACGTTTCATTTCTCGTGGAGACATCAAACGAATCTGTGTACCCAAAGCAAGAATATCTGTAAGAGTTTCCTGCACACCACCCGTGCTGTTTACATCCACCGACTCAGTTGCCGCAGTCGCGTACGGTGCTTTGTATACAACACGTAACCTGCCAGGGAACACCCCTTGGTCGAAACGGATTGCGAACCCTGAAGCAAAGTCATCTGTTGGAAGGTCACGGATAAGACGCACCTTACGTGCTATCGGATAATCGTCAGTCATATATCGAACTGACACTTGCACAAGGTCAATGATGGCTGTGACACCCGTCAAGTTAACCATCACATCTGAACCGTTGTAATCGATGTTCATTGTTTTGATTTGGAACAAGCCGTGCATTGGTGAAGACAAGTCAGAGATTTCGTCGTTCAATGCTTCAAGGCATTGCGCTCTAGGGAACCGTGGGCTAACAGTAACAATCGCACCAGCAGTATGTGCTGCAGCAGTAGTCCCGTTGTATCCGCGTTGCACTTCTAAAGTTTTGGCGCCAGCATCAGCAGACCAAACGTAAAACAGTTCTGAATCTATTTCAAAAACTTGCCCAACACTCAACCCTTCCAATGAGTACGTGACAGTAACACTGGTATCACTGCTGGTAACAGTTGAAGCCAGTTTGTTGCGAGGCTCAACCGTTCCAGACAGTAGTTGCCGCAACGTCCTATCAATGACGGTTGCTGCTGTGGTCATTTACTTCTTTTTCTTAGCCTTCATTTTGGACTTGTCCATCTTCATCGGCTTACCAGTTTTCTTGGCTTCTGCTTTCGCCATTGCCATACCTTTTGCACCGTAACCGAATTCTTTTTTTCCGACCATTGGCATAACTTTTCCTTTCAAGGTTGAGACGAACAGATTACCACGAACTAGCAATCCCATTTACGTAAAGCCAAAGCCTTACGAGTCGGTCTGCCTTTCTCATCTTTCATCGGACCTGGCATACCACCCATCCGTGCACAAAACGATTTACGGCGGGCAGCGGCTTTAGGAGAAGCCTTTGCTTGGGCGGCAGAAACAGGTGGCTTCAAGTTCATACCCTGTGCTTTAGCGGAGGCTCGACCTTTAGCGTTTAACCCGCCAGCAGGGTTCTTGCCTTCTTTGCGTGTCCAAGCAGCAGTCTTAGCCATTACTTTTTCTTCGCTGCGTTCATATTATCAATCAGATTAGGGTACGGGCGACCAGCCGCTTTAGCCGAAGCCTTCGCAGCAGCCTTCTTCTTAGGAGACAGTTTCACAGATTTCTTCTTAGGATTAGGTGTATCCCACACTGGTTTAGATTTCATAGTGTCTCCAATAAGTATCCTGATTCACGCAAAGTATCGCGCACATTCAACACTACAGTATACATTTCCCCTGGAACCATCTTCACAGTATGACTACCAATGGTGGCGTGAACACGCCGTGACACCTGTATCTCACATGTAGGTTCCAATGGCATCCAATCATCTGGTACCTGTTTTCCAGAAGGTTTAACAATTTGTAGCAACTGGTCGGCGGCTGTCCCCCAGTTGAACGCTGCTGTTTGTGGGGCTGTCAGGTTTGCCTGACGACGATACTTGTCACGGTTCGCATACAAATCTTTGATGGCTTCAGCGAGTGCTTCAGGGTCAGGTTCATCCCAATCACCCATGTCCTGCCAAACACCTTTAGCAGTAGGAACACTAGTAGTAGGTATCCGATGGGTGGCAAGGTTGGAGAACTCTCGATGACCATGAGCATCAGAAAGAATCGTTGGGACACCAGCAGAGATTGCTTGTAACGGCATTAACCCAAACCCTTCGCCACGTGAAACAGATATAAACCCGTGCATAGAGCGAACCAAATCACGTTCCTGCTCCACAGTCAACCACTCACGATGCACCACCACATTCGGATACTCCAAATCTTTCGGTGCGAACAGATACGGCGGAACAATTTTGATATGTAACTCTGCGTCAGGTAACTGCAACTTGTTAAACACCTCTAACACCACATCCATACCTTTGCGATACCATTCCGAACCCCCGCACATGATACGGAACTTGCCATCAGGTTTATCTTCCGAAGGGAACCACATACCACGGTCAACACCTAACGGAATCATATGCACATCATCATGGAATTGTGAGAACAGTTCCCAGTTATGCAACGAAGGAACAATGACCTTACTAAAGTTTTGTAGATAGTCAGAGAACTCTGGTGGCAACCAATTCGTTTCCCACATAGTCAACAAATGCGGCACCTGCGTACGCTGCCAACCTTTAATCAGGTTCGGTCTTAAAGCAAAAACAACATGTTCAGCATCTTCAACAAGTGTTACCTTTTCCGATAACGCATTACGCAGTCCGACAACCATTTTGCCGTAACCAACTTTTTCGATGTTGACACCAACAAGGTTCAGATAGTTGGAAGTATCCCTGTTTCCACTTGCCATCCTTCTTGCGCTCTTTTCTCTACGTTGGCAGCACCATCAATCTTCTTCGGTTGTAAACCATCCGCACGAAGACGTTTGTATGCTGGCATATCTTTGTTCCAGTTACGTTCTGTTGTATTAATTTCTGCCACCTTACTCCCACGACTGGTAGTGGTGTTGACACCCATACGAACCCCTGCAACACGGCAACCAAAACATCCTTCGACATCTAGGTCGGGATGTGTTTCTTGATGTTTCACGAAATGTATGCTCCGTATCCTGCGGCTGTTAACGATGCTACCTCGGTGGCATCAATCTCAATGTCATGCCCACCGTAATAGGTTTTGGATATAACAGCAAACGTTGAAGGCTGGTTATCTGTGTATGACCCATCTGTTAAAAGATATATGTTACGACCCCTGGCAGATGGTGTGATTCGATTACCTAAACGGTTAGCCATCCGTTCCTCTTTAGAAAGTTGTCCCTGATTGTAAACACTGGAAATGATTACTGGTACAACAAAGTCATCGGTTGGTGGTCTAAAAGTTGCCATCAGGTTATGCTCGCTCCGTATCCCGCTGCTGTCAGTTCTGCTATTTCAGTAGCATCCAAGAAGTTATCATGCCCACCGTAGTACACCTTGACTATGCGTTCAGGCATACGAGGGTCAGTTATCTGGTATGAGCCATCGGTAAGTTTGAACAGGTTGTATTGGCGTATACCTTGTGGTACGAAAGAGAACAGTCGGTCAGCACCTGATGTGCCGAGGCGTTCAGCGAACGGATATGTGCTGGTAACTGGGACACGGAAGATGTGGGATTTGTCCCATTCGGCTGTTTGTGTTCCTAAACCTGTACCTGTGCAGGCTCTAAATAGTCCCCTGATACTTGTCGCTGTTTGCGTTCCCGTTCCCGAACCCGACGCTGTACGGATGCCCGTGACGATACGTGTGGCTGTCTGCGTTCCCTGACCAGACCCAGTAGCAGTTCGTGGTGCAACATGAAGTCCGAGTGTAGTGGATGTTCCTAAGCCTTCTCCTGTGGCTGCACGTAGTTTTACGATTACACGGTCAGCGGTTCCGTCACCTGTACCCGAACCTGTGGCGGTTCTTGCAGGGTTGATGTTCCATTCGGCTGTGTCGGATGTGGTTGCACCGCCTGCACCAAACGCTGTTCGTAGAAGTCCGACGACGATGCTGTTGTTGGATGTGCCTAAACCGTCACCTGTGGCTGTGGTGGTGAGGGTGGTGAAGAAGTTTTGGGTGGCTGTTTCTGTGCCTTGACCTGTGCCTGTGGCTGTGCGTTCGATTGCAGCCTGGTTGTAGATTGCACCTATTTGGTTGTAGGTGTATCCTGTTTGGTTATAGGAGGTAGCCATTTGCTACCTATGCAGGTCCAATATCTTCAACCAAAATAAATGCGGGCACAATAGGACCACTATTGAAAGTCATGCTTCCAGTGCTTCCAGCGGTTACTTCACCAGTCAATTTTAATGTCGTAGAACCTGCCGTAAAAGTTTTTATTACAAAACCAGTTACCGATGACCCAACACCCGATACACCCATGTTTGTCAAAATGTTTTGCAAAGTTGTTGCACCTTGCTTAATTAACACAGAAGAAGAAGCGTTTGTAACTGTTGGAAAACCATACATTTGAGCCGATATTTTATAATTTCTGCTAGCAATTGCCGTAAAAGTAACGGACATGCCTGTTAAGTCTT